CAGTTAACTTGGATAAAGTTTCTCACCTCATCACTGACCTCAAATTAGAAGGCACTGATGTGGTAGGAAAAGCACAAATATTAGACACTCCTATGGGCAAGATCGTAAAAGGTCTCTTAGAAGGTGGTGTCCAATTAGGCGTGTCAACTCGTGGTATGGGAAGTCTTGAGAGCAAAAATGGCGTCATGTACGTCAAAGAAGACTTTATTCTTAGTACTGTAGATATTGTACAGGATCCAAGTGCACCTGAAGCTTTCGTTAATGGGATTATGGAAGGTGTCGACTGGGTATGGAATAATGGAATTCTGCAACCTCAAGTCATTGAAGAGATAGAGACTGAAATCAAGCAAGCACCGATAGCAATTCGTCCAGAAGTGCAAATTCGGGAATTCAAGAATTTCCTCTCGTTAATCAAATCTAAACTATAAGGAGTCATCTATGACTGATCTTAATAAAAAAGTCGAAGCTGAAATCCGCGATACAGATGTTGAAACTAACGAAATCGTGGAGGAAACTCTCGAAGAAGCACAAGCTCCTGCAGCTAAAGGCATGAAGACAGATGGTCAGGAAGTATCTGAACCAGAGTCAATCGCGTCCGTAGACAAAGCAGCTAAAGCAACTTCTAAAGCTTCATTACCGAAAACTAAGGCAGGTATGATCAATGCGATGTACCAGTCCTTAAATAAAATGAAAAAAGGCGACCTAACGGCAGCCTATTCTAAAATGATGGAAGGTACTGACCTAGAAGACGTAATTGCGGAAGAGACTGACACTCAGTCTGAACTTGCAGCTATCGTTGAAGGCGAAGCAACTCTATCGGAAGAGTTCAAGGAAAAGACATCAGTAATTTTCGAAGCAGCTGTTAAGACTAAGTTGTCCGAAGAAGTTACACGTCTCGAAGAGCAATACACCGAAGAACTTGCTGAAGAAGTCGATTCGATTAAAACTGACCTAGTCGGTAAAGTCGATTCTTACCTAAACTATGTAGTTGAATCTTGGATGGAAGAGAACAAGTTAGCGATCCACTCCGGTCTTCGTACCGAAATCGCTGAAGGGTTCATGGACAAGATGAAAGACCTATTCGTAGAGTCTTACATTGACGTTCCAGAGTCTAAGGTAGACCTAGTTGACGAACTAGCATCACAGGTAGACGAGTTAGAAGAAAAACTAAACACTACTACAGGTGACGCAATTTCACTTGCTGAAGAACTAGAAACTTACAAGCGTGAGTCAATCATCGCTGAAGCTTCTCGTGACCTAGCAGACACCCAAGCGGAGAAGTTAAAAGGCCTTCTTGAAACAGTTGATTTTGAAAGTGAAGAGTCATTCACTGCAAAAGTAACTACTGTTAAAGAGTCATACTTCTCAAAAGAAATCCCTGAGCAAATCGATGAATCAGTAGTCGCTGAAGACGCTGAAGAAGAAGTTGAAGTATCCTCCATGATGGAAGGTTACATCTCTGCTCTAAGAAAAACCTCTAAGAAATAAGGAATCTAAAAAATGAACAATTCATACGATACATTGATTGAAAAATGGTCTCCAGTACTCAACGAAGAGTCAGCTGGTAAGATCACTGATCATCACCGTAAAGCAGTTACTGCTGCTATCCTAGAAAACCAAGAAAAAGCAATGATGGAAGAGCGTTCTGCTTCTCAAGGTTTTCTAACCGAAACTCCAACTAACGCAACTGGTGCTGGCGTAAACAACTGGGATCCAGTTTTGATCTCTCTAGTACGTCGCGCAATGCCTAACCTAATGGCATATGACGTTTGTGGCGTTCAGCCAATGTCAGGCCCAACTGGTCTTATCTTCGCGATGAAATCACGTTACACTGCACAAGACGGTACTGAAGCACTATTCAACGAAGCAAATTCTGCATTCTCTGGTTCTGCTACTAGTTCACAAACTGGTGAATCATCAGGTATGTCTGGTTTTGACGAGGCTACTGGTCTTGGTCGTGAACTAGATGCTGCTGGTCGTCCAATGTCTACAGCAGCTGCTGAAGCACTGGGTAACACTGGTAATGATTTCGCAGAAATGGGTTTCTCAATCGAGAAGCAATCTGTTGTTGCTAAGTCACGTGCACTTAAAGCAGAATACTCTCTAGAACTAGCACAAGACTTGAAAGCAATTCACGGTCTTGACGCAGAAACTGAACTAGCGAACATCCTTTCAACTGAAATCCTAGCGGAAATCAACCGTGAAGTAGTTCGTACAGTTAACACTCAAGCGGTTCTAGGTGCTCAACAAGCATCAATCGCTGCTAAAGGCGTATTCGACCTAACTTCAGACGCAGATGGCCGTTGGTCAGCTGAGAAGTTCAAAGGTCTAGTAATTCAATTGGATCGTGAAGCGAACGAGATTGCTAAGACAACTCGTCGTGGTAAGGGTAACATCGTAATCTGTTCATCAGACGTTGCTACTGCACTTGCTGCTTCTGGTCAGTTGGACTATCAAGTAGGCGCTGGTCTACAGGTAGACGACACTGGTAATACTTTTGCTGGTACTCTGAACGGTAAAATGAAAGTTTATATCGATCCATACGCCTCAATCGATTACATCACTGTTGGTTATAAGGGTTCTAACGCTTATGACGCTGGTGTATTCTACTGCCCATATGTTCCATTACAAATGGTTAAAGCAGTTGGCGAAAACGACTTCCAGCCTAAGATCGGCTTCAAGACTCGTTACGGAATGGCTGCAAACCCATTCGTATCTCCAGCTGGTGAGCAGAACATTGCTGCAACTGCTGGCGTTAACACGTAC